ATCGTACCTGCGTAGTAAGCCAACATAGGTGAAATAGACTTAGAAACAACAAAGTCATCTGCTTCTTGACATTCATCAATAATTACTAAATGAAATGACTTAGATTCAATCTTGGCTCGTGGGTTTGCTGTCATCATTGTGATTGTTGAGCCAGACTTCTTTAAACGAATCTGTCGTGTAACGCCTCCCACGCGTGCGGCTGTGTCATCAATTTCTGGGTCATCCATAATTTCAAGAGCACGCTCTGAACTAAGGCGAGTAACTGTTCGACCAAATAAAGTTTCAGCCTGAGATTCAGTAGGAGCGAACAACCCAACCCAAATACCGTCTTTAAATTTTCCTAGTAAATCTGGATACAACTTAGCAAGACGTGGAAGGAGAATCATCATGGTTGCTACAGTGTCTGCAACAGTTTCTGACTTACCAGACTGACGAGAAGCAAGGGCTGTTATCTCTTCACCATCGTTAATGATGACCGATTCCATTATGCGACGTGCAAGAGGTTTTTGATAAGGGTGTAAATCATGTCCTACAAGTACCTTGAGGAACTCCAGCATCTTGTCAATGAGTTTGTCTACAAACTGTTGAGATAACTCATCTAATGGTTCGTCCTCAAGTTCATCAACAGGTTGTTCGTCCTGTAAATAGAACTCAGGATTTATCTCTTCAAACTTATCTTCTTCCATATACCACCATTAAACAGCGTGACCCACCTTTTGGGTGGGTCAACGCTAGACCTGTAGAGAGGCGAAGCAAAGAAATCATAGCACAGGGGTTGAACGTCTCTTTAATTCTTTTGCAATTGCATGGAATGCTTCTGCGCCCATAAGAACTTCGTCGAGGTCAGCCTCGCTCTGTTGTCTCTGCCATGCCGTTATGTGTTTCCCAATTATGAACATCGACTGTTCCATCCACGTTATCAAGTCTGGGGTGGAAATCGTCGCTACTCGTTTCTCTATCCGAGTCTGGGGCTGGTGTCCAGCCTTTTTCTTCCGTAAAATCATCGTAGGTTACATCCCGTCTTTCTAGCGCCGAATTTAGTGCTTCTTCTTCGTCTTTTATCCCTGTCCATCTACCCAGTACTAGGGCCTTGTAATTAGGCAAGCGTACTATAAAGGGAGTAGAGGTTCTGTAAGGCTCTTCAATCTCTTGAGTCCAGCCACGTACAATGACTTTTGAGCCCCATTCATAAGGGAACTTAGTGACTTGTACAAATAGTGGTCCAATATTGTGAGCCTTTGGCATTTATCTCTTTCTTGGTTTATTTGCCTTCGGTGTTTTGGGCGTGTTCTTCTTAGCCAATCTATCGTATTGCTTTGCATTGCGCTGTAACTGCAGAGTTCTAGTTAACTTATAGAGGGCTGTTCGTGCATAGGACGGTAGGCTGTTGACGTTAGCAGCACCACGTGGTTTGTAATCTAAATTTTGATAAATGTACTTGCCCTTGGAGACTCGTCGTTTAAAGTCTTGCCATTCACCCACAGTAACTTCGTAATAGTTGTAGTAGGTACCGTCACGGAATACAACTGTGAGAACTGAACGATTGCGGTCATAACCTGCGGCTACAGTACGCGGCCTATCTGGATTACTAGATGATGTAGGAACCAAAGATAATGGGGCTGGTGCATCTGATTCGCCTTCTTGAGGTCCCTTTTGACCTGGAACTACGACTTCACCAGTATCTAAATCTTCGTCGTAGTACTTACGTCCTCTTGACCTATCAACAAAGTTTCCTTGCGCATCTACATAATAGATGTCCTCACCAAGTGATGGGAATACTGCTTCACCAGCCTGATTGCGATACGCAACTTCACTTGGAGTTTGCGGGTTGTAGTACCGCATAGTGTCTGTGGCATTTAATAAAGAGATAGTTTCAAAAAATTCACCGCTAGATGCTGCTGTGGGAAGCGCAGCAAACGGACTTTGGAATCCGCCCTCTTGAGATAGAGCCTTCATCATTCCTGATGTTTGTCTTGGACCAAATCCAAGAGGTTTTCCGATGGCTCCTAGTAATTCTTGAGCAGAGGGGAGGGCAGCAGCACGTTTGCCTGCCGCGCCTCCTCCTCTGATTCTTGCCATTTAGTTAGTTTATGCCCAAGGAGTAACAGTTACTGCCTGACCAACTGCGAGTGTTGCTGTACCTGCGGCAACGCTTTGTGTCTTAATTGTTCCTGAGACAGCAACTACAGAACCTGAAAGTCCTGTTGCTCCGTAAGAAGTTGTTGCTGTTCCTGTAACATCAAACTGATTTGAGTTAGGAACATTTGCAATTGTCCAAGTCTCATTGAATTCTGCATCAAGACCAGAAACAGTTACTTTCTGATTTACAGAATATCCATGGGTGCTTGCTGTAAAACGAATTGTTGTAGCGCCTGTTGTGCGTGATACTGCTGTGACGGTCTTTGCGCTGTTTGTTGCAGCAGATGCTGTTGTAACAGTCATACCTGCGTCATCAAGCGTGTCGACAGCGGTTGCTGTGACAACACCAATTACAGATGGAACGTTGATATAGCCAACGCCTGCTCCATCGTCATTTGGTGTGTACAGTGGATAGCCATTCCATCCTGCATACGCAATTACGTGGTCGTTTTTAGTTGCATCAAGGTCACCTTGAGTTCCTTCAACACGAGCATCGTTTGGCTGCATTGGGAAGTTACCCCATACGAAGTCGATTGCGACTTCACCTGCGGAATCTAGAAGATTCCCATTGTTATTAACTGCCATTAGTTTTCTTCCTCACATGTGTGGTTGTCTAGTTCAGTCTCAAAAAGCACTTCTTCGCAGTCGCGACATTTGAAGAAGCGAACTTCATCTAGTGCTGGGTGTAAGGAATCCGAATGTTCATCGCCGTAAGCCATCTGAGGCCCTGCTAGGACTTCAGGTGGAAACGGTCCTCTTGGACTGTGTGAGGACGATGGTACAGCATGTCCTTGGACTGCGAACTTACGAATTACCTTCATTATTTTCCGCTGCCTTCTTAGCCTTCTTCTTTGGCTTCTTTGGTTCTTCTGTTTCTGGAACAGAAACCGCTTCTAAGGCTGCGGCTCTTTGAGCAACAAACTCATCTGTAGTCTTTAAGTTGCCTGCACGCTTGCGAGCATCCAAAAACCTTGGCAAATGCTTACCGCAATACAGAACTTCTTTCTCTGCCGTTATTTGATAGACAAAGAGAGCACCAGCATCGCAGTTAGCGCACTTCATTACTTGGCCTTCTTTGCCGTCTTCTTCTTAGCAGGAGCCTTCTTCTTCTTTGCAGCAGGCTTTGTCTTTGGTTTGAATGGAATGTCTGCCTTTTCAGTATTGGCAGCAACTTCTTCTAAGAATTTTTTCAATGCCTTGTTAGGGTCTTCCATTAGACCTAATTTAATCAATAGTGTTTTAAACATTTAGCAGTCCCATGCTCGTAGTGATTTGTTAATCCGACTATTAGGGTCTCTAGCAGTCTTCGAAGAAGTATTCTTCTTCTTCATTCCTTCCATCCTAGCGCAGAAGGACTTACGGCGTGCTGCAGACTTCTTTGACTTCTTTGCCTGCTCACGCTTTACAGGTGGTTTAAGGTCAGAACCAGGGTTCGCACGCTCGTATGATTTGCGTCCCTTTTCATTGAGACCACCCTTTTGGTTCTTGCCTTCTTTGCGTTGCCATGCTTCTGATTTCTTTGCCATTACCAGTTCACCCCGTGTGAGAATTGTTTGCTGTCAAGTATTGGAGCGCCTCCAGTCATGGGACCAGGGGTTGAGAACAACTCACCGACTCGTCCACGTACTCGATTGCTCAAATGTGGATGGTCTTTGATTGCCTCTAATTTTCTAAAATAGTCTACAGAACTCAATCCAAACTTTGTATTAATTGCTGTGTCTCTGTCTGCAACGCTTTTGAAACGGCGAGCAGAGAATCGAATAAGGTCTCGGTCTTTATCTGTCAATGGAGACGTTTGTGAATCAGACCCAACATTAAAATGTTCGTAAGACATATCATCTTTATTTAGAAAGGCAGGCATCAAGCACCGCCTGTGAATTCAACACGATGTGGGTTGCCTTTTGCAGCACTAACAGCCTCTTCAAAATGTTGAATTTTCTTCTTTACTTGCTGATATTCAGGATTTGCTTCTAGTCCTGTTTTTCCTCTGCGAACTGAGGGGACTCCTTCAAGACTTCTTGGTTTTGCAGGGACGACTGGTCCGAGCCATGCTTTGTGTCCTGCTCCTTTTTGTGATGGAGCATTAAGAGTTCCTTGAAAATGAACATCGAGAATTCCTCCAGCCCTTCCAGCAGTTGCTTCAGTTGTGGCGCTCTGTTGAGAGCGTAGACCTTGAGCGGTCTCTCCATCCTTCTTCTTTGGAGCAGTGTTTATTTTTCTGCCAGCCCAAAGAAAGGGATTCCAATCACGTGAAGGAATGTCGACCATGAGCCTATCTTCCCGTAAAGTTAGTGTGTTTGTTTGGTATCTTCAGTATTGCTTTTGTAGATGTGGTCTTCAATCTTGATAAGGCGCTCGCCCATCTCAACGAATGCTTCGAGCATAACGTCAACCTTGCCTTCAATCTTGTCCTGCTTGTATAGCAGTTTGTTTACAACATCTTTGGTGGACTTGCCACCATTCTGGCTGAGTTCGCCGTCCAACTTATTAAGACG